GTGTAAGGAATTTTGTATGCTGTTACCAATTCCTGATATACGTTTTCCTGCATTCTTGCAGTCAGCCAATCAATACCACGCATGATATCTATAAATTCACCACTAGCAACCGTACCATCTTCGGTTATATCCACTCCACCGACTTCTGATACAAGGTTTGCATTTTTATTCAATATTGCTAATCTCTGTGTTGCTGTAAGTGCTGAGTTTGCTACACCTGACAATGTTTTGAATTTCCATGTAATAGAGCCTGGATCTTCTGGCAAACATCTACCGGCCCATGCTGCATCTGGAAAACTAGCAGGGGTTTCATTGAAAATTACGATTGTCCGGTCATAATTCAAATTACTTGTTAGATATGCAATATCAGTAGTTACAGCTGCATCATAAATATCGGTATCACTTGAACAGGTAATAAACAATTTTGGCATTGCCTCAATTGTTAATGCAGTTGACATTACAACCACATCAACCCGGCTATCAAGAATACATACGTACCAATCATCGTCAACCAATCTTACAGCTGCGATATCTTCTGGCATACCGACATTATCAACTGTGGTTGCCATAACGCCCGTTGCCTGACTCGCGCCCAAAGTAACAAGTATATCATCTATAACTACTGGAACTCCCGCAACCGCCGCAGTTACTGTAATTACCCTTGAACCAGCACCACCGGTAACAACGGCCGTAACAACACCATCTTCAGCTTGAATTGCTGTGGCAATTAGAGCCATTGTATTATCATGCGATACCGCCCAAGCAATCGGCCCTATAGCGGCCCCATCAACATCCATATTTATAACATTTAATATAAGAAGGTCAGCACTAAAAGTAAGAGTCTGAACTTGAGCAACTGGAGTTTCTCTTTGTGTTATTTTTACGGTTAATGGTGCAGGCGTTTGTGCAAATAATGCATTGGCAGCTTTGTACTCATCATCAGTAGTTGCAAAATCCACAGCAACCTCAGTTAAATTATTGTACGTCCTGACTATCCCTGCCGCAAAAATTCCAGCATCTCCAAAAATTAAAGCTGTTCCAAAACCTGCCTGTGTTACCGTTCGAGTTGCCCTTGTAACCGTTACACTAACGACTGTTGAAATAGGTTGTGTCATATTAATCTCCTTCTATGGTAAATCTATTGTTTCTTCACTAATCGTAATACCGTTTGCTTCGCCTTCTATAGCAACGTGTTCTATTAAGCCAACATCATCAGTTGATTCTCTTGCATATAATATATTAACATCCATCTGAGCGCGTTCCTCAAAATCTGTTTCGAGAAGCCCGGTCAAATTCTGTATGTTTTCACTACTTGTTACAGATACACCATAAGTTACATACAATTTATCATGTGTAGTTTCTTTGAACATCGAGTCACGAGCAATTGACATTTTTTCCAAAGCATCATCGCCATATATATTCAAAGAAATTACACCTTCTCTTACTCCTTTGCTTGTCTGTATGCCTAAAGCACTTACACCAGACCTTGAATCATCACCGCCGACTTGCGATTGGTCCATGATTCTTATAGTTCCGTATGGTCTTACAGAAGGTCTCGGCGTTGCTTGTTCTTCAAATATAAATGGTATGCCTGTCTCTTCATTTAACCATTTCTTAAAACCAAGTTTTATTTGTGCCATTGTAGACATCAATTAACCTCTGCCATTAAAACTTTGTAATGCTCAAGTTCACCGTCAACCCATCTTTCAACTGATTGAACTTCAAAATTCGTGCTATCATACCCAACCCTATCAGCCTTTTTTGATGTTGCTTCTATTGCTGTATAAAGTCTTGTCACCGTATATCCCTTTACATAACGCCTTGTTCTTTCACCTTCCGGCAATAATTGAAGCTCGCGGCCTTGTAATGGCTGCACACTCATTTCTATATCAAAAGTAGATGTTGAGCCTTCTTCGTATTCACCGTCTACATAGCCGCCAGTCTGGTTCACTGAACCAGAAGCTTGAGAAGCACCACCCGAAACAACTATTCCATTCATAAGAAGATCTGAGCCTTCATCGGCGGAAACTATTGTTATTTCCCTTGCACCTGATACGGTTGCGCTCGTTACTTTTGCACTGAGGGCAATCTCAGTAGCCAAATCAGCCAATGTTGTTGCGTGATCTGCATTAAAAGGAACTTGCGTTATAGCTGTCAAATCTATGTCCAAATCAATCAAATTGCTCGTTACAAAGTCTGCATCGAAAGTTAATACAAGAGTTTGAATCGATTCAGCATATCGCGTCACCGTCAAAGTCTCGCTAAATTCATTTATAAGTCCTACACTCATTTAAGTACTACCTCATAATCAATTGATTGCCTTAGCCTGCCAGTATCTATTAATGGTCTTGACGATTTCTTTGCTGCTATTGTTGCAGGTTTATTTGGCCTAAAATATCCTGATCTGAAAATTCTCCTTGTATTGCCTTGGTGGAAAAGTCCTAATATCTCAAGTGCAGTGCGAACACTCATTTTTCTGTATATTCTATTAAGCAATGTAGCGATCTTTCTATTTATTTTACCTTTATTACGTATATGTGCTTGCCGTATAAATGGCCTAGCAGGAATACGCCTAGATGGTAATCCAAATTCATGTATTGTTGCCAATTGAGCTATATCTATATTTGTTTTTTGCTTTGTACCGGCACGTTTACTTGGAACATCCCTATGTAAACTGTATTTTTCTTTACCACCACCAGATATTACTCCAATTTTTACAAACGATTTGTCAATGACCTTTAATTCCCTTTGTATGCGCTTCCAACCTAGATCAATTTCTTTTACAAACTTACTCATGTATTATAATCCTGATTGAAATTAACAACCATCGGGCTCTTAACTATCTCTTTCCTCAACCTCAAAAAAAGGCGACCATAAGAAGTAGAGCCTAACCCGCTATCAGTTGATTTCATTTGCGGACTAGCGAACTTTTTAGTTAGGTCGCCGACTTTCTTTTCTATAACTGCACCTGTTGAACCGCCTCCAGTTCCTTGACCGGCAAGTGTCAACAAATGAGCTACCAAATATATAGTTGCTAAATCTGCCTTTAATCCCCAGACAGCTCTATTCACAGATAATTCAGCATCATCAATCATCAAGTTAATAATAGTGGATGAGACTGACGCGAATTCTGTAAACCTTGATGTTATATCGGACGCGCTCACACTCATATTTAACCTCTATCATTCTCGTTTAATCATCTTTCTTTTCACCTGATTTTGATTCTTTATCTATTGCTTCAAGCTGATCTTCTATGGCTACAATGACACCTTTTCTATCTTTGCTTTTCTTTTCTTCTTTACGCCATTTAACTAAGGTATCAACATCAATGCATTTCTTTATAAACAATTTAGATTTGCTGACACTGTAACCACCCAAGATATATGCTTCATCTTCTTTTTTAGCACCGTCTGACTGTTTGCTCTCGCCCTTTTCACATAGTACTTTCAAATACTCATCCGCTAAAAGTGCTTTAACGCCGGGATTGTCCTTAGCAGCTAGATAGCCCAAAGACTCACTACCAAACCATATCTCTTTTCTAATCTCATTAATCCCGGGCTTTACCTGAAATTTACCGCAAATATATATATTCTTCTTCTTCGGGTGATTGTATTCAATTAACAATACTGATGACATAATAACCTCCAAAAGTTATAGTTACCTCATTTGATTAACCAGTTAGCCTATGTATCTAAACCATCATACAATGCAATGCTAAGAGGTTTATAAACTAGCACTCCACCAATTTTTTCATGTACCGGAACTTTGAATTCAAGCATCGTTTGCTGAGGCGAGAATGTTTCAAAATCCTGTGGAATCTGGAGTTCTAATTTCATTGGATTGCGATCATAAACAACCATTATGTCAGTTGCATACAAAGCGTTGTTTGCTGCGTCGCATTCGGGCAATGAAACCACTTGGTTAACATACTGATTTGTTTTCAAGAAGAATGCTAATACTGTTTCATTGATTCCAGTAATTCTAAGAGTTGAAATATAACCTAACATTGTTGAAGAAAGAAGCATTGTGTTCGGGGCTTCGACTTCATTGGTTAAATTCAATACACCTTGAACAGCATCATTCATATCACGCAAAATCTGATCTGGAGTTTTGCTTTGCCATTCTGTGGAAGCTGCAACGCCATCTGCGGCAACTGTTCCAGTTGTTATATTTGCATTTGAAAAGAATCCGGGGATATTATAAGCAGCATCACCGAATAGAGCTATGCTATTCTCTTTACGCTTGACAGATTCCTTTGCAGAATTAGCACGCCTTTGATCTAAAGACTTATTTGCCATTCTTGATGCTCTAATGTCGTCAAGACTATACCTATAAGAAGCTCCCATGCCCCTTACCTGTGAAGTATTTTCCTGACCTTTTACATCGGCAGTTGGAAAATCTTTTGCGTAATTAGCTATAATAGCAGCCAATCCTACAGGTTCATACTCATGCCAAGTAATTGATCTTGCGCCGGGATCTACTTCAAAAGAAGTTGGGAACAACTCTCTTGTTTTCAATCTTGGCAATTCAAAATCAATAGACCCTGCAATAATATGCTCTAGTTCTCTTGTGAAAAATATCGCTTCATCCGCATCTAATCTATCTCTAAATAATTGTTTTGGTGGCATTATAACCCTCCTATGTTAAATCATTGTTTACGGAACACTAACTTCTACAACGGCCAAAGCACCTGCAGCCGCGCCTTTAATATATTTAGCACCAGTCCATGCAACGGCAGTACCGCCATCGACATCAGTTCTAAACTTGCCTCTATCTTCATAAGGAACACCGGCTGTTGTTTCAGTAATTACGATTCCAGCCTGTGAAACGCCAAGAGTTATACCTTCATCAGCCAATACTGTGACTGCAACAGCATTTCCAATTACTGATGTTACAGTTATTGTGCGAGTTCCGAAAACTGCAGTATTAACGCTTGCCTGAGCTTGAATCTGAGCGGCAAACAAACCCATCGTTGTATTATGTGAAGCTGCATAAGTTTCAGTCAAAACATTACCATCAACTGTTACAGTTATAATGTTTAATGCAACCAAGTCGGCATCAAGAACATAAGTCTGGACTTGAGCAATACCGTTAAATCTTACAAAAACGCTGTCATCAGGAGTTACAGCTTCTTCAACTGGCACATAAATTCTTCCTTTAGTGACAACTCCTATTGCCGACAATACAGGATAATAATCTTCTGTCTCAGAAGGATCTTTTATTGCAATACCCCAGATATCGGGAGCTCCATTATCAGGCAATTTAATACCGTCTTCGTCAGTTGCAATTTTTTCAACTGCTTGTCCGAATAAAACTGCGATTGCTGGGTTATTCATTGTAATTACATCATTTGGGCCGGTATCATATAACTGCCCGGCAACTGCAGGGTCCATATTCAGCGGATAACTTGTTTGTGGTGACATATCTCTACCTCCTGTTTTTGTTATTTATCGTTAGAAACTTTATTTAATGGCTTTTTCCAAAGTTCAGAATCAGCTTTCATTTTATCCTGACGCTTTTTATTAAGATCAATTTCGCCAGTGTTATCTAGACTGTCACCGATAGCCTTTTTAAAGGTATCATGATTATCTTTGTTGTCTTTATTGGATACGCCTTTTTTAACAATTTCAAACATACCTGCAACGTATTCATC